AGCCAAGGTGGCGGCGGCGGCGGTGCTGGTGGAGGAGGGGCCTTCAATAAAAGTGATGGAGCTTTAGTCAGTGGAGGTGCTATTGGACAAAATGGAAATTCAACTATACCCTCTACATCTGCTACAGGCGGTCCAACTCCATCCTTCAACGCAGTAGGGGGTGGCGCTACAGGTGGTAGAATTCTACCAGGAGTTGGAGGTACAGCCAGTACAGCAACATTTAATGGGGCAGCGGTTTCTGGAAAGGTTGGTGGATCTGGAGGAGGAGGAGGTGCCTTCTATATTAATTTAACTGCCTTTTCTGTGGAAAATGGATCTCCCGGTGGAGCGGGAGGATCAGCAAACAGTGCTGGTAGTAACAATGGTGCAAATACAGCTGGAACAGGTGGTAGTGGTGGTGGTGGAGGCGGCGGTTGGGGAGCTGCTGGTGGAAATAGTAAAAACTTTAATGGAGCAGCTGGAGGTAAAGCCATAGCACTCAATGGATTCACAGTAACCTATATAACAACAGGTACAATTTATGGAGCAGTAAGTTAAGGAGATAAAATATGGATAGAAAATGGTTAGTTCACAATCAAGTAACAGGTCTACAAGAAGAAAGAGATTCTTTTGATGCTATAAAAGTAAGACGTTTAGAAATCATAGAAGAATCACATCTTTTTGATATTACTGTCATGGTTAAGAATGAAGATAATACATGGACTCAGTCACTAGCTGATGAAAATGGCGATCCTATTCCGCCACCTAATTAAGAAAAAGATAAAAATCTCCTGCCAAATAGCTATAAATATTGCTCATGGCACGATCAACTAGACAATTCATAGACTTAGACGCAGCTTTTTCTTATAACCCAAGAACAAGAGATGTCGCCACCAAAACTGATGATAACGCAGTTCGTGGTGCTTTGCGTAATCTAATCCACACCAAAAACTATGAAAGACCATTCCAACCTGATCTTGGTAGTCAATTACATAGTTTATTGTTTGATAACTTAGATGACTTTTCAGTAACGGTTGCTGAAAGAGTCTTAGCTGACTCAATCAGAAAATATGAACCTAGAATTGAAGTCTATAGAGTTCAAGTGGTTCCTAATGATGCCAACGAAATGTATATTCAAGTTGAATATAAAATAAAGAATACACAAACTCCAGCAGTTTTCACAACCTCATTTACTAGAGTACGATAATGGCCAATAATGTTAGAGTAACAGAATTAGACTTTGATACCATCAAAGAAAATTTAAAAACATACTTGAGAGCTCAAAGTCAATTTACAGACTATGACTTTGATGCATCTAACCTTTCTGTTCTTATTGACCTTTTAGCATACAATACTCATTACAATGCTGTCTTAGCTAACATGGTTTCAAATGAAATGTTCTTAGATTCAGCTATCAAAAGATCATCTGTTGTATCTCTAGCAAAACAATTAGGTTACCTACCAAGAAGTAGAAAGGCTGCAACATCAACTGTTGATGTAGTCTTACAAAACATTACAAGTAAGCCTAACTTCTTAACTATTAATCCTTTTACTTTATTCACAACCAATATTGATGGTACAAGTTATAACTTCTATAACCCAGTAAGTTATACTACAACTCCTAACAATGAAGTTTATACGTTCTCTAATGTAAAACTTTATCAAGGTCGTATCCTTGAATTCTATTTCACAGTAGGTGCAGGTGCAACTCCAGCAACCAAGTATGTTATTCCTAACTTAGATATTGATACAGATACTATTGCTGTAGCTGTTCAGTATGGTGGCGTTGGTAGTTATGATGAAACCTACATTAAGATGACAGATATTACAGAAGTAGATAGTACTTCTAAAGTCTACTATCTTCAAGAAAATACAGAAGGCTACTATGAAATCTTCTTTGGTGATGATGTCTTAGGTAGAAAGTTATCACAAAATGATGTGATTAAAGTTAGATACTTGATTACAGATGGCGATGCTGCAAACGTCAGTGACACACTAGCTGTGTCTTGGTCTGTTAATGCAATTGCTGGTGAAACAGCAAACGATAGAACAATTACTACTATCAGCAAACCTTCAGGTGGTTCTGAGAAAGAAGATATTGATACAATTAGATTTAGAAGTATTAATAACTACGCTAGCCAAGGTCGTGCTGTGACAGCAAATGACTATTCAACAATTATTAGTGACAGAATTCCAGGCATAGAGTCTGTTAATGTTTGGGGTGGTGAAGAGAATGATCCACCAGTCTATGGTAAAACATTTATTAGTGTCAAGCCTAAAACAGGGTATGTCTTAACTGACACAGAAAAGAATAACATTATTAATGACATTTTAAAACCAAGAGCAATAGTAACAGCTCAACATGAGTTTGTAGATCCAACTTTCACATACCTTGGGTTTGATGTCACAGTAAGATATAGCTCAGCTCAAACAAATCAATCATCTGATGATATTCGTAGCTTAGTAAATGCAAAAATTGCTACATTCATGAATACTAACCTTTCTAGGTTTAATGCTAACTTCTATCGTTCACAACTAGAAGAACAGATTATGGACTTAGATGATGCAATTTTAAGTGTCAATGTTGTATTACGTTTACAAAAGAGATTGCCACTAACTCCTCGAGTAAGATATTCCGGTAGTCAGATAATTCAATTCCCAGCTAAATTCCATCCTAATGAAATTAGATCAAGTTATTTCTATTTTAATGATGAAACTGGAGATGGTATTGGATATCATCCTGCTCAAGTAAGAGATGTCCCTGATGAATCACCTCCAGATTATGAAGGTACAGGAACATTAAAAACATTTGACTTAGATACTAATGCAATCTTAGATGATAATGTTGGTACAGTTTTTTATGGATTAGGAAAGATTGTTTTAAATTCTGAATCACCATTAACAATCTATGGATATATTGGAAATGAAACTTTCCTTTATGCTAATGCAGGATTGCAAGAAACAGCTTCAGACATATTCCCAGCTTACAATGAAATTTTAGTCTTGGATACTTCAGTTCAAAATACTTTGGCTGGTGTAACTAATGGAATCAACATCGACGTTATAGCAGTTAATAACTAATGGCATACGATACAAGTAAAAAACTTACTCATTTTATTGAGGATCAGATTCCAGACTATGTTCAGGAATTTTATCCTCTCTTTGTTATCTTTACTACAAAGTACTTTGAGTATCTTGAAAATACTAGTAGTGGTGTTCAGTATACAATTCAAAACCTACAACTCAATCGTGACATTGATACCACGGCTTCTAGTCTAGCTGTTAAGTTTTTAAATACATTTGCACCAAATCTTCCTGACATATCTGCTGTAGATGATACCATCCTTGTCAAATACTTTAGACAGTATTTCCAACTAAAAGGATCTGAGAAGAGCTTTAAGTTTTTCTTCAAAGCATTCTTTAATGATGATATAACAGTTACATATCCAAGAGATCAATTATTTAAAACAAGTGACAACACTTGGTACACAGAAAAATCTATTCGTGTCAATAAAAATTCTGGCAATCCTGCTAACTTAAATCACACAAGGGTGACAGGTTTAACAAGTACTGCCAGTGCAATTGTTGATAAAGTTATTAAAGTAACAGGCGTCGGTGGTCTTACATACTATGATTTAGTTTTCCAAACTGGTACTATCAATGGTACATTTCAATCTAGTGAAACTATTAGAGGTATTTACTATAATTTTGGAGCTAACACTTCTTCTTTTGTTACCGTAACTAGCTTAGCTAATCTTGCAACAGCTGATGGTAGATTCTTAAACGAAAAGAGTATTTTAAGTACTAATCAAGTTCTACAAGATAGTTATTACTATCAACAATTTAGTTATGTAGTTAGAACTAATGAAGATAGAGAAACGTGGGCTACTCATGTTCTTGATCACTTACATCCATCTGGAACAATTCTATTTAATGAGTATACAGATAATCAAATAGCTAATAATGCTACTAGCTTTGTTCAAACTATTAGAGTAGAAACATCTGTTAGAATTCCTACAAGTAAAACATATCTTACAGCACCCACATTTACATTTGATAGAACAGCCGATTTACAAACTGGTACAAGTACAACCAAGATAGCAACAACAACTGGATTTGCTACTGTAGCTTATACAAGCATAGGAGCTATAACATATAATGCTGCATTTGATTATCCCGGTGAACATGTCACCTGGGCTCTACAATCAGTTATAGACGTCTTCAGTAGTGTTACTGAAATTGTACGTCCTGATGGCGCTACGTTTGATAAATTAAGTCGTGCTGTAGACTTAGATGAACAATTAATTGCTTGGTCTTATGACACTAATTCTAGTTTGGTTGCAACAAGATATGCTATTACTTCTTCTGTTACAGCAAGCAATCAAGTCCTATCCAATGTTACCTCTGGTATTTTAAGATATAAAATTCCTGCTGCCTCAATCAATTCTACTTCTGTTGGAAGTATGGTACTTCTCTTAACTTATGTTAAGAATAGTAGAGGCAATCAAACTGGTGAAGAAGATAATACTATCTCATTAAAAATTAGTTCAAATGCTACTATTCTTCCATACTTTGATAATGAAGTTCAAAGAAATTACAAACGAGTTGCGTTGAATAACAGCATAGGTATCAATGAATTAGTTTATTATCATTCAAGTAATTCTGTTCAAGCTTACAGTCAAACTCCAGGCTATGTACAAACAACATCAAGTAGTCAAGTTGTAACTGGTGTCAGCACAACCTTTGGCACTACGTTTAAAGTAGGGGATTATGTAGAGATTGGTGAACACACCTCTTCTTATATCATTACAGAAATCTATAACAACACCAGTATGTTAGTAAGTCCAGCTGTTTTAGAAACTAATTCTAGCAGTATTCTATATAAAGTTAGAGTATCTGGAACACCTTTGAGTTCTATTGCATATATTGCTAACAACGAAGGTCAATTCCTATTTAAACCATACAATGGTCAACGTGGCCAAACTTATGATCGTTTAGCTATGAGAATTGAAGTGGCTCCAACAGAACAAAGAAACACAAGTTTGTTAGAAAGATTCTCAACAGTTAATATTACAAGTTCAGGGTTAATTGCAAGCTGGAGTTCACTATCTACATCAGTTAGCACAACTTCATTTACAAGTAATACAAGTACTGTATTTGTATTTAACAGCAATAGTTTTGTATTCAATGGTGTTGCTGGTCAATCAAGACATGTTACAACAACTAGCTTCCCAAGCAGTGAGCGCGTAGACGTTACACTAGACTACCTAGTTGGGGATGGATATAACGGTGGCGAAGTTCCCGATGCTAGTGAAGATCTAGAATTACAATATAGCTTAAATGGTGGATCAAGTTGGTTCACAGCTCATAAAGTTTGGGTTGGATCTACTTCCAATGCTTGGACATATGGTTCAAGACCTATTAGTGGTAGAGTATATACAACAATTGGTTCTAATAGAGTCAATGGCAACAACACTATCTTTGGTACACAATTAGCAGCTGGTGATAGAATCTTACTTAACACAAGTATTAATACTACAGCTTATACAATTACAAGCGTGATTAGTAATACTGAATTGGATGTGACTCCAACTCCAATAGATCTATTCCGTTCTAGTACAGTTATAACTGGATTAATTTATGGACCTGATACCTTAGTTTCTACATCAAGTAGTAGGCTTTATGGTATCTTAACTGGATTTACAACATCTATAGCTCGAGATGATGTTATTTCTCTTGGCTCTTCAACAACTACATCATATACAGTTATCAACGTTATTGATGATGAAACAATAGACGTAACACCAGTTCTAACACAAAACCTTTACACATCAACCACTCTAACTGGTAAGGTTAATATTGTAGCTGGCACTACTTCACTAGTTGGTATTGGTGGTGCTTCAAGTACAGTGTTCTTAGCACAACTTTCAACTGGCGATGTGATTCGAGTTGAAAACAACAATATCCAATTAACAAGCTATACAGTTATTAATGTTATTAGCAATACAAGTGTTTTGGTTACACCGCCATTTGTATTTACAAGTAGCAATATTAATGTGTTTAAAACAACTGGGGTAGGTATTTACTTACAAAATTCTGGCGTTTTAGGCTATGAGATTGTTCCAGCAGGTGAGCAATTCCAAACTACATCCGTCACAGTCTACGGTCCAGGACCTTCTACTTCAGTCATTGTAAGAGTTATACAGAATTCAGCATCCACATTAAATGAAGATGTTTATGCTATAGATAACTTAAAAGTAGATAGTTACAGATATCAAGCTTCAACTGGAGTAGTAAACATTAGCGTAACAGTAAGTTCTGGTACAACACTTTATGTAAATGATACTGATTATATCGACATAACTACCATTGGGACCCTATAAATAATAGAATAATTTAAGGAATAAAAGTATGGCCATAGTTACCTCAAAATTTAGAGTTTCAGCTGCTTCAGGATTTGCAAGCACGTTTTCTACTGATAATATCTACCTATTACTAGGAAGACCTCAGGCTTGGAACAATACTCTTAGCACAACATTTGCGTCTCAAGCTTCTGGCACAGTCACAGATTCCAACCCACCAAATCCTGTAGATAACTATACAAACGAATATGCAATGTGGCGCGATGCCATGGCTGCTGTAAAACTTAACTTTAGTGATGTTAAGTTAGCAACAGTTAGAAATAACTGGTCATCTGGATCAAGATATGACATGTATCGTCACAACATTAACTCAGCTAGTGCAACAGAAACTGGCCAATTTGATCTATCAGACTCCAACTTTATTGTATACGTAACATCAACTGGTTGTGTTTATAAGTGTTTATACAACGGTAAAACAGCTACATTAACAACAGGGGTTGTAAGTACTGTAGCACCAACTACAACTTCTGCAGCTCCTCAACAAACTGCTGATGGTTATATTTGGAAATACCTATACACAATTACAGCCGCAGATGCAGATTTCTTAACAGCAAACTATATTCCTGTTCCAGGAATTACTTCTAGTGTCTCAAATATTAATGGTCTTGATGTTGTTTTAGTAACATCAGAAGGTTCAGGATACACTGGTACTCCTTCTGTTAATATTTACGGTGATGGTACTGGAGCTACAGCGACTGCTATTGCCAATACATCCACTGGTAAATTAACAGCTATCAACATTACAAATGCAGGTTCAGGTTACACTTGGGCTAAGATTGTATTAAATGGTGGTGGTACACCAACTACTGCTAATGCTGTTGCAATTATTGCTCCACAAGGTGGTCATGGTTCTAACTTAATCTACGAAACAATGGCCCACAATGTTATGATTGCTGGCACAGTTTCAGGATATGAGCAAAATGACTTCCCAGTTAATCAAGATTTTAGATCTGTTGGATTAGTTAAAAATCCATTAGCTTACAGATCATCAGTAGGTAACAAAGTAACTTCAAATACTGGATTACTATTTACTTCTTCTACTGGTAGAATCTTAAGAACTCTAACCATGACATCAGGCGCAACTACAGCTCCTGCAAATGATTTAGAAATAGCTGGTTCAAATAGCTTATCTAAAGGCTTATTTGTATTCCAAAGTTCAAGCACAGTACGTCTTGAATATATCCAACCAGTTAATTCTGATGCTCCAGAAAACATTGATAACACACGTATTGATACAACTGGTACTAAAGCACTATTTGAATTTAATACTAGTGATACAATTACAGCAACAGGATACAGCCAACTTATTAATAGCAGCACAGGTATCACAGGCACTCTACCAGAAGTTCATCCATACTCTGGTCAGATGTTGTATCTTGATTATAGACAACCTGTTACTCGTTCAGCAGGTCAAAACGAGAAGATAAATATCGTAATAAACTTCTAAGAATCCAAGGGTAAAGTATGAATTTCAATCAAGCGCCATATTTTGACGATTTTGACGAACAGGATAAGTTCTATCGAGTTCTATTCCGTCCTGGAGTAGCAGTTCAAACTCGAGAAGTGAACCAACTGCAAGCAATCTTGCAGAATCAAATTTCTAAGGTAGGTGACCATCTCTTCAAAGAAGGAAGTATGGTTATTCCTGGTCAAGTTAATTACAATGACAAATTAAAATACCTTAAGATCTCCGCTACTAATCTTGGTACTCTAACTTTATCAGACTTAGAAGATAAAATTATTTCAGACAACACAGCTGGAACTGGTCTTAGAGCTCGTGTTATTAAAGCTATTGCAGCAACATCGACAGATCCTATCACATTAGTTTTACTTTACGTTGGTGGTAATGAATCTTCAGGTGGTACAACTGGTCGTGAATTTGCAGCTACTTCTACTTTATATACTACAGACGACACTACTAAGACATTAACTGTTCAAGGTGGTTCAGGCATTTCAGGTCGAAGTGTTGCAGCTGGTATTCAATCTGGTGTTTATTATCTAGCAGGAACTTTTGTTACTGTTGATTCAGCAGTTCTATCAGTAAAAACATTTGCTGATACATTATCAGATATTAATGCTAGAATTGGTATTAAGTATACAGAATCCATTGTAACTCCAGATGATGATAGCACTCTTTATGACAATGCCTCAGGAACATCAAACTTTGCAGCCCCTGGCGCTCACCGTTATAAAATACAAACAGAATTTGTACAAGTAGGACTCGATGAAAGTCCAGAAAACTTTTTCGAACTACTTCGTGTTGAAGAAGGTGTATTACAATCAATTGTAAATGCTTCTCAATACAATATTCTACAAGAAACTTTAGCTCGTCGTACATACGAAGAATCAGGCAACTATGTGGTTGATGATTTTAGTTTTGATTTAAGAGAATCAAGAAACAATATTAGAGGCGCATATGGATTTGCTACCTATGAAGTTAATGATGTTATTTTAGGTTCAGGCGGCAAATACTTTGTTTGTATTCAAGGTGGAACTGGTGGTGCTACAGAGCCTACAGAATTTGCATCAACCACTATCGATGAATCTAGTTTGGTAACATCAAACTCAACAGTTTGGCGTTATACTCCTAACCCTATTGGTAATCGTGGTTTAAATACAAATGGAAGCACAAGTAATCTTGTTGCTACATTTGGTTTAGGTAAAGCTTATGTACAAGGATTTGAACTTAGTAAAATTGCAAATTCTAATGTAACCATTCCTAAAGCTCGTGATACACTTGCATTAAACAACAATGCTATTGGAATCGCACAAGGTAATTATGTATATCTTGACAAACGATTTGTAGCAGGTATCCCAGATATCAGCGCTGGTCCAGAAGTTTTCTTATTTGATAGAATTGTTGGTAACAGAAACATTAACCGTTTTGGTTACGGTCAACAAGTAGGTACAGCTCGCATTAACTGGACAGAACCAGATGCTAGAGGTGGTATCAAAGTTGGTTTAACTAATATTAAAATGAATCCTGATAAAGGATTTGACCGTGACGTTAATGCTTTAATTGTTCCAGACGCTACTACATCAAACGTCACAACAACAAGTTACACTTTAACAGGTACTATTAAGTACGCTGGTGGTTCTACAAGTTCATTCTTAGTAGTAGGTGGTACAGTCAACTTTGCTACACAAGCTGTATCTTCAACTCTATCTATTACAGGTACATTAACAGCATTCCTACAAGAAATTGCTGTTGGTGATTTAATTTGCTTTGGTACAAGCTCACATGCAACAACTACTTCATGGACTGTTATATCTGTACCAAACCAAACTTCAATTATAGTTTCAGGTGGTGCATTATCAGCTGTTGCTGGTACATCACTCTTTGTTCGCTTTGCTCAACAAACAGTATTTGGTCATGCAACAGGCGCTGCAGTATCAACGAGGTTCCAATCAGAATTTAGACCTGGTGATACCGTATGGTTAGGTCTTGCTGGCATCACCACAACTGGTACCGTATTAAGAATTATCAATGAAAATAGAATGTTAGTAAGCTCTGCACAACAAAGGCTTATTGCTAACACTTCAATTGGTACATACTATGCAGGTCGTTCAGCTACATTTGCTGGAGATGTGTGGGGTAACTACCAACTTGGTATTAACGCTAGAAAACTAACTGGTCTTTATCAGTTATTAGACTATTCAGGTACAACAACTGTTGCTCAAGCACATAGCGCATTAAGAATTCAAGGTTCTAATGATGCTAAGTTATTAACAGAATTAACCACAAATGACCTAGTAGACATTAACGGCATGAGACTCTTTATAACCAAGATCTCAAGTAACACTGTTGCATTTGGTGTCAACTTAGATTTAGCTACGGTGTCAGGCACAACAACTCAATTCCCAGCTTTCAGAGTTAATAACAACATTAACGATAGTACTAACAACACATTATTATTCCCTGTTGCTAATGCTGTAAGTAGCATCACAGATAACATCTTTACAGTTTATAAAACGCAAACAGTATCAGGTCTTTCTGGTCTATCGAGTGTCACTGTAACTTTAGCTGCAGCTTCTGGTAATGCCGCAGCAGAAGCATTATCTACAACAGATGTAAACGCCTTCTTCGTTGCACAAGACAATATTGCAACACTAAGTGGTCCTATGACTGTAAACTCAGTTACAGTTTCTGGTACTAATGTTATTATTAATCTGCCAACAACATTTAGTAGTAATACTGCTAGAGTTATCTATCCTGTTCAAAGAGCATCAGCTTCTGGTTCAGTATTAGGTAGATTAAGAAGCAAGATTTTAAGATTCAATGCAAGTGATGAATTCTTAGGTACAAGTATTGCTACACAAACAAGATTACAATTAACAAGAACAGATATCTACAGAGTAGTTAAAGTCTACATGGCTTCTTCTTTTGTAGGTTCTTGGACAACTGCCACACAAAGTTTAGCCACAGATGTTACATCTCGTTATTATCTTGACGATGGTGAAAAAGATTGTTTCTATGATGTTGGTGCTTTACTCCTAAAACCAGGACTTCCAGCACCTACTGGTAGTATAAAAGTATTCTATGATTTCTTTGAGCATGGATCTGGAGACTTCTTTGCAAGATCTAGTTATGATCCAACTTTTGTTCCATACGAAACCATACCTAGCTATAAGTCATTTAACTTAGGTGATGTACTAGACTTTAGAACAAGTATACAAAGCTCTGGTAGTTTAGCATCAGCTGCACCTCCAAGATTTGGTAGTAGCTTTACTGCTGACATTAGCTTCTTCTTAGGTAGAAGTGAAAGAATTTATCTTGATCGTAACGGTGAATTCTACAATGTATCAGGTGTATCGGATCTCAATCCTTCACTACCTGAGTCTGCTCAGAATAATAATAGTATCAATTTATACAATCTAACCCTAACTCCTTATACAAGAAGTTCTGAGTTCCCAGATGTATTCACAACCAAAATAGATAACCGTCGATATACTATGAGAGACATTGGTCGTATTGAAAATCGTGTTACTCAATTAGAAGAAATAACAAGTTTAAGTTTATTAGAACAAAAAACTAGATCATTACAAGTTAGAGATAACTTAGATAATACTTTAGAAAGATACAAAACTGGTTTCTTTGTAGACAACTTCTCTGATCGATCAAATATAGATACAAAACTTGACGCTAGATATAGTATAGACACTACAAAAGGAACTATTAATGCATCTCTAGCATCAAATAGTTTCCCTGTTGTTGAAAAAATTAATTTTACTCCAGCTATTTCTACATCTTCAGAATTAGTTAATGCAAGAATATCTCGTGCTACAGAAAATTATAAAATTACTGGTGACTTATTAACATTAAATTACACAACAGCTACAATTATTCAACAAACTTTAGCTACAACAAGTATTGCTGTAGCACCATTCTTG